AAGAATTGCGTTAAATGCCGCGAAGGCTGTTTTTGCCCCACTGATGGTTGGCGTTAACTTTGATGTGACATCAATCACAGTGGACACGCCACCAGAAACCTTGCTGATTATACTGAAGACGGGTCCTAGTGCTGCAACCAACAGCGCACACTTGATTATCATTTCCTGTGTACCAGGAGACAGTGAATTCCAACCATCAATGATGTCATGAAGAATCGGAGTGACAATATGTAAACAATCCGCAAGGACTGGTCCTAATGCATTTCCAACTTCAAATCCAGCATCTTTCAATTCGTTCAGTGTTAACTTAAACTGGTCAGCCGGATCCAGTGTAGCTTCAAACGTATCGTTGACACTTCCGAGGTTATCATTGAGCGATGCGCCTAATTCGTCAAAGTTTAGCTTTCCACTTTGGCAGAACTCTGCGAGTGCTGGACCAGCTTTCGCTCCGAACAGCTCAACCGCAGCATTGTAAGCCTCAGAAGAACTCCCTGCATTAACCATCGTATTCTGCAGCTCTGACAGCGCATCTTTCATGCTCTTGCCCTCTTTTGATGCATTGACAAGGGCTTTCTTAAGTCCTGCCATAACTGCACTTGTGTCAACTCCTGACGTCTCGCACTGACCGAGAAATGTAGCAGCGTCTGCTGCAGACATCCCTAGTTCCTTGAGTGATGCTGCGTTACTCACCATCGATGAGGATAGAGTATCCATTGAGATTCCAGTATCCTGTCCAACTTTGTTCATTGTGTCGAGCAATGCGCCAGCATCTTCAACTGTCAGATTGAATGCCTCAATAACTTTCTGAGTGTTATCAACGGAAGAAGATACGTCTGTATCATTTAATTCGGCGAACCGAACAAACTTTGCTGATAAGTCTTCCAGTTCTTGTCCTGTGAGATGGAATCGTGTGTTAACCTCTCCAACAGCAGAACCAGCTGTCGCAAAGTCTGTTGGAATGGTTTTTGCGATATTTCTTGCGGAATCCTGCATTTCTTCCAGCGCATCGCCAGTAGCTCCTGTCTTCTGCACGATGATGTCCATCCCTTCATCAACCTGTGCCCATGCTGCCATGACGCCTGCGCCTGCTGCCGCAATTGGAGCTGTCACATTCTTTGTGAGTGATCCCCCAATCTCTCCAGTATTATCGCTGAAGTTCTTAACCTTCTTGGAGTAGTCTTCCAGTGTCGCAGCACCACTTTCCAGCTTCTTGTTTACATCTTCAAGTCCGCTCTTGTAGTTATTCAGAGATGCTTTTGCATTATCCAGCTGCTGCCTTGTTTTGGAGATAGCAGCTTCGTCTCGCACTTGTGCATTCTCCTGTGCTTTCAAGATTTCTGTCAGCCTATCGACTTTCTGCGTATACGCTTCTGTCTGATTCTGTAGATATTCCTGCGTCGCTCTCAGTTTATCGGCTGACGATGTACTTTTATCCCATTCAGACTTTGCAAGTTTAAATGCTGACCTGTTCTCATTGACCGCATTGTTTACATCTGTCAGTGATTTTCTAAAGTCAACCGCTCCATCTGCTTTGAAGGTCAATCCGACAGTTTTCAAGCCGTCATTACTAGCCAATCAAAGCACCTCCCTTCCGTTTTTCTAGTTCTGTGAATACTTCCAGGCATTCATTAAAAAAGACAGGATCTGAGTTCCAAAATTCATCTTCACTCATTCCCATCTTTCTTGCACACACCATGTATTCTGCCCAGTCGATGTCTATTGCCTCGCTGACTTCTTCGTTCTCGGAGCAACAGACTTCTTCGCCTGTTCTTTTTTTTTATATTCGTTGAGTCTTTTTTCAAACTCCTCGAAAATCTCACGGATGCTGTCGGCATCCATCGGAGTCAGCATCATTGCCTCTTCCTCGTCTACTTTGAGACCGTTCGACCGAAGAATCACGTAGATCAGTTTGCCTGCAAGTTCGACATTCTCCTCTTCAGTCAGATCTTCCTCTGTTCTTCCGTCCAGTTTTTTGTCGATCCCATTCATTTTCACCAGATATAAAGTGTAAAAATTAACTTTTACTTCTAGTTTTGATCCGTCTGTTAATTTAATCAGCTTGGATTTCATATGATCACGCTCCTATTGCTGTTGTAAGGTCTGCATCCGTCAGAATCGGTTTTGCGAAGAACTTCTCTTCTGTAAGTCCTGCTGGTGCCGTGGACTCTGTGACCTTGCTCACGATGTTTCCTGCTGCATCAAACGGATATGCTCTAATCTTGATCGTGTCTGTCTGCTCACTTGCTTTCTCTTCAGATGTTGCAATATCATCGGAGTTCTCAACAAGCTTGCATTTTGGAAACCACTCATAACGAGATTTTCCGTTTTTCAGTTTTACAACCTTGCCATAAGCAAAGAATGGTCTTTCGCTCTTTCCACCGGCAAGGATAAGTCCGCCTGTTCCTTTTGTCTCTCCACGCATCCTGGAGATTGTATCGTCCGGGAATGCGATCACAGATACCTCAATGTCGATACTGGACATCGGTGAATCTGAATCATAGATTTTCCCGGATGCATACACATCCCTTGTCTCAGAGTTCTCAGTTACCTTTACGCTCTTAACAACTTCTGTCTTCTCAACATCAGCCTCGTAAGTGCCATCGTACTCTTTGCCCTCTGTTGCATCAGCAAAACACATGTACTGTGCTCCGACCGTCTGTTTCATGGCCGGTTTTTTTGTATTAATAGGCATTAGTCAACCTCCTAACCGAAGATGCTCTCTGTCATCTTCTTGTAGTATTTTTCCTTGTTTCTTTCAAAGAGTGGCTTCAAATGTGCCCTTGCTGCCATCTTCCTGGTTCCATGTTCAAGCATTGGACCGTAATACTTGCCCCATCCAACCTTAATTCCGCTGTCAGTTCTTTCCAGTGAGAATGTACTCACGATATGTGTGTACCCTGCCTTTGTGATCTGACTTCGTGGTTTTGGGAGTCTCAGGAGATCATTCACAAACTCCTTTGCCCCCTCTTCCACTGCGTCAAGTGCTTTGTCCGGGCTTACGTTCTCGGAATACTGTTTCAACAGCTCCTCGAAGTCTTCAAGCCCTCCATCGTAAAATGTAATCTCGCTGCTCATCCAATCACTCCATCAGTTGTAATTGAGAAGTAAGAATGCCATACACGGTCTTCTGTCACGTATTCGTGAGCAATGGTCGGATGGTAGCCAAGCTCATTCAGACGGTTTTTCAATGCAATCAGTTTCGGATCTCGTGGCTTTCTAGCGTAAAAACTAATCTGCCATGTAATCTCATTCTCATAAT